TACCTGCTGCACGAGTGCGGGCATCCGTTCCACACCTGCAAGCGCACGTGGGATGCCGCCGTTGCCCGCCGTGCCCACAATCTCCTGAACGCCCTTGAGGACGTTCGCGAGGAAAAGGCGACCATCGACATGGGCTTGGCCGTGAATGCGCTGGAGATGTTCTCCAGCCTGATCGACAGCCTTCATGCGAAGGCCGTGAAGGACCATTACAATCCCAACGATGTCCGGTCGATTGGCTGGACCCTGTCCACGCTTGGCCGCGCCGCCAATGGTTACAAGGTCGATTGCAGCGACATCTATGGCCGGCTCGATCCCAACGGCCTCGTGTTCCGCATCTGTGGATGGGCGCTGCCCAAGCTGAAGCTGTGCCAGTCCACGCAGGACTGCCTCGACCTCGCCGACGAGGTGACCGATGCGGTGCGAAAGGCACAGCAGGCCAAGCAGCCGATCCAGCCGGCCATCGATGCGTTCAAGGAATTGCTGGAAGACTTGCAGGTCGAAGAGGCCGACACTGACACACAGGAGCCCGCTGGGAGCGATTTCGAGGATTTTGGCGACGATGACACCGCAGAGGAGGAAACGCTCGCCAGCGAGCCTGCTGAAGGCGAGGTGGATTTGGGTCCGGGTGGCGTCGGTGGCGACGAACAGCAGGCCGGAGAGGCAAACGAAGGTGGCACGCCGGACCATCAGTCGCATGTCAGCCCCGATCCGTACGAGGAGCCCAAGCCGGAGCCCGAGCAGCCGGCTGACGAGATCTTCGACGACGTGGACCTGACGCCCAACAAGACCGAGGCGATCACGTCGGGACAGCGTGAATATCACGCCGCCGCGACTGTCGTGCAGGAGATCCGCAGGGCGCTCAATGGCACATTGGTGGACAAGCCGATTGTCGGTCGCGAGGTGATGCATGCAGACCGCAAGAACCGGTCGAGCGTCCAGATCGTTACCGCCGACGCCAGCAAGATGGGCAAGGCTCGCGCACTGCTCGCACAGGCGCTCAAGCGCGAGGAGACCGATGACCGCGAAGGTGGCCGGCTGCATGGCCGGCTTGACCGGCGCGCCATGAGCAGGCTCGTGCAGGGCAACCCGCACGTGTTTGCCAAGCGCACCGTCACCGAGGGCTATGACACCGATGTCGAGATCCTCGTGGACGGTTCCACGAGCATGTCGGGCAAGAGCATCCTCGCCGCAGCCACGTGCGCGCTGACGGTCGCACAGGCCTGCGCACAGGTGGGCGTGCAGTGCAGCGCAAGGGTGTTCACCGACAACGGCTTTCACCTGATGACGAAAGGCAGGGCCAAGCCGATTGCCCGCAAGTTTGCCTATGCGTTCAATCAGGTCGATGGCAGCACGCCCTTGACGCAAAGCCTGCTCAAGGTCGCAGTCGCGCAGAAGGCTCGCGTGCCCAACAAGCGCAGGATCATCTTTCTGGTCACCGATGGTGGCTGCGACATGGGCAGCGATTGCGTCAAGGCCGCAGGCGTATACGTCGAGCGCATCCTCCAGTGCGAGATCGCGAACCTGCACATCGGGTATATGCCCATGGGGCTCTTCAGGAACGAGGTCGCCGTGGACGTGAACGATGTGACAGCCACGGGGCTCCGGAGCCTGACGCAGGTGCTTGAGCGCGGGCTCTAGTGCGAGCCCCGAAAAAAGGCTCCGAAATTATTTTTCCGGAGCCCCTTGCATCTTGAAAGGATATGTGCATAATAGGGGCTCCGGGGCGATGTTGCCCCCAACTGGAGAAACGACCATGACCAAGGCTCTCAGACTTTCCGCCAAGGCTCGCGCCGCTGCCAAGCAGCTTGCCATTCGCTTCGATGCCTTCAACGAGGCCTGCCGCGAGGAACGCTATAGCGGCATCATTTCGTGGGGTTTCATGCTCCAGCGCGCCCAGCTTGAGCTTGGCGTCGAGGTGATCAAGAACGATCACATTGAACGCATGGTGGACATGGCCCTTCGCAAGACGGCCAAGCCGGCCCGCGAGCATATGAAGTCCCTCACGGTGGTGCGCGCATGACGCATCACCAGATCGTGGCGAGCGCCTTTGCGCTCGCCTTCACCCTCGCCCTTGCCTACCGCACCTACCGCGATACCCGCGCAAACTGAAGGAAAACGACCATGACCAACATCTTCGAAGATCTCGATTTTCTCCCCGACGCCAAGTCCACGGGCGCTGCCGCCCGTGGCGTGGATCTGGATCGCGTGCTTGTCGCCAATGGCGGCAACGCGCACAAGGCGCTCGTAGAGTGCCCGAAATGCGCCGGCCAAGGCACGATCACCATTGGCTACACGAACCTGCGCCGCGTGCGTTGCTTCCGTTGCGATGGCAAAGGACAGATCTCGATCCGTTCCATGGCCGCGATCAAGGCGCGCGCAACGACCGAGCGCAATCGCGCAGAGGTGCTTGCCGACTGGCGCAAGGCCAATGCCGATGTCGTGACGTTCCTCAATGCCAATGCCGACTGGAGCGATTTTTACCGGAGCCTTCGCGAGCAGGCGACCGAGCGCCCGCTCACCGACAAGCAGGTGGCGAGCGTGCGTTCTGGCATGGCCAAGCAGGCCGAGCGCGCACAGGCTCGCGTGGCCAGCGCGCCACGCGTGGACGTAAGCGCAATCGAGCGCCTGTTTGCCACCGCACGCGCAAGCGGGCTCAAGCGTCCCGTGTTCCGCGCCGCCGGCATCGAGATCAGCCAAGCACCGGCCACGGGCATCAATGCCGGAGCGCTCTACGTCAAGGCCGGTGGCACGTACCAAGGCAAGGTGGCCAATGGCGCATTCTTGCAGGTGCGCGCCGCGCTCGCATCCACGAGCGCCGCCGTGCTCGCGATTGCGGCCGATCCATTGGGGCAGGCGACCATGCATGGCAAGCTCACGGGCTCTTGCTCTTGCTGCGGTCGCGAGCTTACGGATCCGGTATCGGTCGCCAATGGCATTGGCCCGATCTGTGCGCGCAAGTGGGGGATCTGATCATGAGCGATTTCGAAGGTAACCTTATGTTCTTTCTTTGGTTCGCGTTTATCTTGGTCATGATCGTCGTCGTCGTCGGGAGCGCCTAGGGGCTCCCATCGGAGCCCCAAAATTATTTTTCCGGAGCCCCTTGCATCATGCAAGGATTTGTGGATAATAGGGGCTCCGGGCGATTTTGCCCCTTTTGGAGAAACGACCAATGTTTGACCGCGATATGCCCCTCATGCGTGCCCACGCTTTCCGCTCCGCCAATGGCCTTGTGGATGTGATCGCCTTTGTGCTTTGCACCATTCGCCAGCCCCTCCAGAGCGTGGCCGCGCAGATGCGTGACATTCGCGAGAATGGCGAGAACGCGACCGCGCTGTTTGGCTCCAAGCGCGCCGGCTACGCCTATGCGGTCGCGCACAAGGAGGTCTTGCACGCCGCGCTCGTTGCCGCTCACGCGCACAATGACGTTGTGGGCTTTGTGGACGTGGTGTCCAACGTCCCGGGCCTTGGTATCGTCAAGGCGTCTTTCGTCGCACAGATCTGTGGTTTCGAAGTTGCGTGCCTTGATACCCACAATCTTGCGCGCCTAGGGCTCGCCGAGACTGCTTTCCGTTTGGCCAAGTCCGTCAAGCCGGCGACCAAGCGCGCCAAGATCGCCGAGTATGTCGCGGTCTGTGCCCGTACGGGTGGCTCGCGCCATTGGTGGAATTCATGGTGCGAGTTCGTCGCCGGCAACAAGGCCAATCGTTCGCTGGCGACCGCCGATGCCGTGAGCGCCTTCCATGTCGCGTGCCTTGCCTAGGCGCGCGTGAGGAGGTATTTTCCATGACCATGACTGCGCTCGCCCCTATCGTTCTTGGCGCTCGCCAAGAACAATTTTGCCAGCAAATTCTAGCTGGTAAGACGATCACAGAAGCCTACGCCATTGCCTATGGCGCGGGCCCATTGGCCGCGAGCGCCAACGGCTCGCGGCTGATAGGGAAGGATAGGGTGAAGGCCCGCATAGAGCAATTGCGGGCCGATGAGAGCGCCGCCGCGCGTGTAACGTTGCCGTTTTTGACGCGGGCTCTCTACCGCGTTGCGGCCATGGCAGAGGGCTCCGGACAGGCGAGCGCGGCCGCACAGGCCTACATGGGCGTGGCCAAACTACACGGTTTCCTCGTAGATCGCGTTGACTTGCACGCGACCGTTCGCCGGCCAAGCGGGGCTCCGGACAGCCCGGATGAGATGAGTGAGGAGGCGTGGCTTGCCGCCCATGTTATCGACGTAACGCCGATGCAACCGGAAGAGGAACAGCCCGAGGACGGCGAGCCGCCCTAACATTCGCGCGTTGGTTGCATGTTAGCGCCCTAACGTTAGGGCTCTAACATACAACCTAGGTTGCATGTTAGCGCGCTAACATGCAGGTCTTTGCAACCCGGGGTGGTGAATCCGGAAACACACGCCCAGGTTGCATGGGGCCCCGGGGTGGGCGGGAGGGCCCACCCTCCCAAAGTCTGCACGGGTCCCCTTTCTGAGAAAACCCGATGGGACCCAAACCGGAAAGAGAACATGCCAGCGCTACAACGCAAAGTTGTAATAGGCTTCAAGCCCCAGCCCGGGCCGCAGGTGGCGTTCCTTCAGTCACCCTTTGACATAACCGTCTATGGCGGGGCTCGCGGAGGGGGAAAGTCGTATGCGACACTCGGGGAGTTCTGGCTCCATGCGGAGCGTCACGGACAGTACGCTCGGGGGCTCATGGTCCGGAAAACCCGAGAGGATCTGAAGGATACGATTGATGTCGCCTCGATCATGTACGGCAACGCCGCCTCGTGGAACGAGCAGAAGAAGTTCTTTCGCTTCACCAACGGCGCGGTCCTGCACATGGCCTACCTTGAGAGCGACAGTGATGCGCAGAACTACCAAGGCTGGAGCCTAACGAGAGTGTACGTGGAAGAGCTTACGCAATATGCCGATAACCGGGGAATATTCAAGCTTCTTGCCACTCTCCGCTCCAGCCAGAAGGGCATCCGCTGCCAGTTCCGCGCCACCTGCAACCCCGGCGGTCCCGGCCACGGCTGGGTCAAGAACTGGATCATCGACAAGGGTCCGCTCAAGCCCTTCCGCGATCCCGACACGGGGCTCTCCCGCATCTTCATCCCGGCGAAGGTAACCGACAACCCCGCCCTCCTCCAGAACGACCCCCAGTACGTCAACCGTCTCAAGGCCTCTGGTTCCCCAGAGCTTGTGCGCGCGTGGCTGGAGGGCGACTGGGATGTAGTAGAAGGCGCGTTCTTTCCGGAGTTCGACAAGAAGCGGCACGTCATCAGTCCATCCCTCCGCATCCCCCATTACTGGACGCGGTTCCGCAGCATGGACTGGGGCTCGGCGAAGCCATTCAGTGTCGGGTGGTGGGCCGTCGTGCAGGACGACCAGCCGCATGACGGACGCGTGCTGCCACGTAACGCCATCGTCCGATATCGCGAATGGTACGGCGCGAAGGCTCCGAACGAGGGCCTGAAAATCCCAGCCGAAATCGTCGCAAAGGGTATTCGGGATCGGGAACAGGGCGAGGATATTGCGTACGGCGTGCTGGACCCCGCCGCGTTCGCCGTTATCTCCGGCCCAAGCATCGGAGAGACGCTCGGCAGGTATGGCGTCTACTTCCGGCGTGCAGACAATTCCCGCCTTTCCGTTCCAAAGCGCATGGGCGGCTGGGATCAGATACGCGCCCGTCTCCGTGGGAACGAGGACGGCCAGCCGATGATTTTCTTTTTTGACGATTGTCATGCTATCCTCCGTACGCTGCCGATGATGCAGCACTCGGAGATCAACCCCGAGGATCTCGATACCGAGGCCGAGGATCATGCCGTTGACGAGTGTCGATATGCCTGTATGTCCCGACCGTTCCGGGCGACTATCACCCCGGAGGCCGAGGACCGCAACCCCTTCCTCGTCGCCAACGCCTTCAAGTTACGGGACCTGAAATAGGAAGCACGACCATGGCACAGGACGCCAAGCCCCAGCGCAACCAGTTGGCACAATCGTTGATGATGCGGCTGTTGAGCGGAGGAGGCGGCGGAGACCCCTATGCCAATGAACGCAGCGGGCCGTTCGCCCAGAGCCCGCGCATCCAGCCCACAAGCTCTCCCGCCAGAGCCGCGCCCCCAAGGACAGCCGCTGCTGGTGGCGGAGGGGGAGGTGGCGGGAGCACCAAGATCCCTGTCCCCGCCACCAAACCCAAGCAGGGTGCCGGCAAGGGTGGCGGAGGCGGAAAGAAGAAATCCTCCAGCGGTCCCAATAACATGCCGCTGCCGGGAAATGCCACGAGCCCCTCGTCTCTGGTGCAGAGCCCCGAGATGAATGCGACGAGCCCCAGTTCGCTGATGGTCAACCCCGGCAC